TACCGAGTCGCAGCAGACCGTGGATCAGGTGAGCCTGACTCCCAAGACCGTGGCTGCCTTCACTGACTACAGCCGCCGCCTGATGATCCAGTCCTCCATTGATGTGGAGAACATGGTGCGCACCGACCTAGCACGTGTGCTGGCACTCAAGATCGACCTGGCTGGTCTGTATGGCACCGGCTCCAACGGTGAGCCCCTCGGCCTCAAGCTGACCACCGGCATCGGCACCGAGGACTTCGCTGCTGACACCCCTACCTTCGCTGAGGTGGTGGCACTCGAGAGCGACGTGGCTACCGCCAACGCGCTGCTGGGCAACCCCGTCTACCTGATGAACGCCGCAATGCGCGGTGGTCTGAAGACCAAAGCCAAAGATGCAGGTTCCGGCCTGTTCGTGATGGAAGGCAACGAGGTGAACGGCTATCAAGGCGTTCTCTCTAACCAGGTGGCTTCCGGCGATCTGTGGTTCGGCAACTTCGCCGACCTGATCATCGGCTACTTCTCTGGCCTTGATCTGATGGTGGACCCCTACACCAACAGCACCTCCGGCACCGTCCGCGTGGTTGCGATGCAGGATGTGGACATCGCCGTTCGCCATCCTGAATCCTTCAGCCGCGGCAACAACACCCTCTGATCATGTTGATCAAGGTCCTACGGCAGACGATGCTTTCGGGCCGAGTGGTGAAGATCGGGGAAGTCCTAGAGGCTTCCCCCTCTGACGCCAAGCTCTTGATTGGTATCGGCAAAGCCGTTGAAGCCGTCGCCCTAGTGGCAGACGTGGTTGAGGTTATCGCTCAGCCTGCACCAAAACCAACCACCCCCCGACGGAGGGCAAGACAATGACCATCCACAACCTTGGATCTAAGACCACGGTTCTCGGCCTGCTGCGCAATGACGTGGTGACCACTACCGGCACCGGTTCTGCAGTTGATCTGCTGGGCTACGAAGGCGATATGGCCGTCCTTCTGGACGCTGAAGCTGGTAGCGCTGGCGTGACCTACGCGGTCAAGCTGACTGAATCCGACACTTCCGGCGGTTCCTACACCGACGTGACCGGTGGCGCATTCACCACCACCACCGCCAACACTGCATCGCTGCAGAAGATCTACGTCAACGTGACGAACCTCAAGCGTTACGTCAAAGTGTCGATCACTGTGGCCGGTGGCACCGGTGCTGGCGCTGTTGCAGTGCTCGGCCTTGCTTCTGCTAAGTACGGCTGATCATGGCATTCACTGAGGATCTGGATGTGTTCCTCGCAGATTTCGGCGTCAGCTGCACGGCTGGCGCTGTTACTGCAAAGGGAATCCTGGACATGCCAAGCCAGGTGATCAGCGATGGGATGGTGCTAAGCACCGACTACACGCTGACGGCCAGAACCTCAAACTTCGGCAGTCTCATCCGCGGCGATTCGATCACCGTGGATGGGGCTGCTTACACCGTCAGAGAGACCATGCTCATGGATGACGGCAGGTTCGTACAACTCGGATTGCAAAAGACATGAGCGGTCCTATCAAGGTCAACACACGCAGCCAGTGGACAGCGCTGAATCCTGTGCTGACGGCAGGCGAGTTCGGCCTTGAGAGCGATACGCAAAATCTGAAGATTGGAAACGGCAGGACGCCATGGGACAAGCTGCCCTATCACGGCTGCCCTGGTTACTGGGGATCGTTCTGGGATACCACCTCGCAGATTGCGGCTGCCATCGATACGGCCTATCCGATCAAACTGCGGCAGGTTGACACGGCAAGCCGCGGGATCAGGGTCATCTCAGACGGCCGGATCACGGTTGACTATCCAGGCATTTACAGCTTCACATTCTCGATCCAGTTCAGCAATACCGACAGCTCGATCCACGACATCAACGTCTGGCTGCGCAAGAACAATGCCGGCGCTGCCGGTAATGTGCCCGACAGCGACAGCCGCTTCAGCATCATCTCAAGCCATGGCGGCGTTGCTGGCAACGTGATCGGCACGGTCAACTTCGTTCTGGGATTGGCAGCAAACGACTATATCGAGCTGATGTGGATGACAAACAACGTCGCCGCCTATATCCACGCTGAGGCTGCAGAGGCCAGCCCGGCGCATCCCGCCATTCCTGGCATCATTTGCACAGTCGTGCAAGTCGCCTCCGCCTAACGATGACCACCAAACGCGAACAGGTACTGACTGCGATCCGCACGGCGCTCACCGGCACCACGGGCGTGAGCACGCGGATTTACCGCAGCAGGGTGGAACCGTTGAGCCGCGGCGAAAGCCCGGCCATCGTGATCGAGCCCGTATCCGATACGGCGCAGCAAAACACGAGCCTGCCCACGCTGGATTGGAGCCTGACGGTACGGATCGCGGTGATCGTGCGCGGCGCTGTGCCGGATCAGACCGCTGATCCGATCATCGAAAGCCTGCACTCCAAGATGATGGCCGATCTGACGCTGGGCGGTTATGCCATTGATGTGCAGCCTCAGTCGGTGAGTTTTGACATTGTGGAAGCGGATCAGCCAGCCGGCGTGATTGGCTGCGAATATCTCGTGCGTTATCGCACCTCAGTCACCAATTTAACTACAAGCTGACCCGGCTACGATGGGATGAAAGATTCCATCCGGCCAAGCCATGCCGCTGCTTTCCCGCCGCCAGCTGCTGCTGGCCGAAATCGAAACCACTTACGGCGTTGACCCCACGCCAACTGTTGGCGCTAACGCCATCCTGGTGCGCAACATTGAGGTAACGCCGCTTGAGGCTGAGACCGTTAGCCGTGAGTTGATCCGGCCTTACCTGGGCCAATCGGAGCAGCTGCTGGCGCAGACCCGTGTGCTGGTCAACTTTGAGGTAGAGCTGGCAGGTTCTGGCACCGCCGGCACTGCACCCGCCTATGGCCCGCTGCTGAAAGCGTGCTCCTTTACTGAGACCGTATCGGCCAGCACCAGCGTCACCTACACGCCCAACAGCAATACGGCGCCCGGCTCGGTCACCATCTATTTCAACAACGACGGCGTGCTGCACAAGGCCACCGGCTGCCGCGGCACTTTCTCCCTGAACTGCGCCGTGGGTGAGATTCCCACCATCGCGTTTGAGTTCACCGGCATCTACAACGCACCAACTGCATCGGCCATCAGCAGCCCCACCTATGCCAACCAAGCTGATCCGGTGGTGTTCAAGCAGGGCAACACCACGGACTTCGAGGTGTTTAGCTATGCCGGGTGCCTGCAGAGCTTCACGATGGAACTAGCCAATGAGCTGGTCTACCGCGAGCTGGTGGGCTGCACCAAGGAAGTCATCATCACCAACCGTGCCCCTGCTGGTGAGGTGATGATCGAGGCGGTATTGGTCAGCGCTCACAACTTTTTCAACGATGCCACCGGCAGTAGCACCGGCAGCCTGACCTTCCAGCATGGCCAGACCGCCGGCAACATCGTCACGTTCTATGCAGGGCAAATTGACCTTGGCAATCCGTCCTACAGCGATGAGGACGGCATCCAGATGCTCACCCTTCCATACATTGCCACACCGACCGATTCAGGCAATGATGAGATAGAGCTCATCTACACCTGATCCGCGTGGCTTTTGTCCTCAAGCAGTCGGACTCCTACACCTGGCCGGTGAGCATTAAGCTCCCGGCCAATGGTGGCAAGCGGGAGCGGCAGACCTTTGATGCTGAGTTCAAGCGGCTGCCCCAGAGCCGCATCAATGAAATTCAGCGTGAGGTGCAGCAGCGCGTCAAGGCCAACGAGAAGGGCGAGGATACCGGCGAGGGCATCAGCGATCAGAGCATCGCAGATGAGATCCTCATGGGATGGGATGGCATCATCGATGGCGATGGTGAGCCCGTGCCATTCAGCAATGCCGTGAAGGCGCAGCTGTTGGATGTGCCGATGATGGCCGGCGCATTGGTTGGCGCCTACTTCGAGTCACTGGTGGAGCAAAAGCGAAAAAACTGATCGGGGCCGCTGAGCACTGGCTAGGCGGCATGGAGGTTGACGACACAGCAAAGGATGCAGCTGTGCTCGGCATCGAACCACCACCAAGCAAGGCGGCCGTCAACTACGAGGTGGAACCCGACGCATGGGCTGCCGTGCGTGTGTTCCTCAAGGTGCAGACGCAATGGCGTACCGATTCCGGTACGATGATCGGCTTGGACTACAGCGCCGTGCGTTGGGTGTTTGATCTGCTGCAGATCACTGATCCGGCCGAGGTGCTCGGTGACCTACAGATCATTGAGGCTACAGTGGTGGGAGCGATCAATAAGCGCAAGGGCTGAGCATGGCGCTGGACATGACAACAGCCCTGACGATCAGGGCAAAAGTTGACGGTCTGGCGCAGATTGATGGCCTGACCCGTTCGCTGGATAAGGCGAACAATCAGGCATCTGGATTGAGTAACGCATTCAGCAAGCTTGGCGGCATGGCCAAGACTGCAGGCGTTGCGATTGCTGGCCTTGGTGCCGCAGCAGTAGGCGGCCTTGCAGTGCTTGGCAAAAATGCGATTGATGCAGCCGATAACCTCAACGATCTGAGCCAGCGCACGGGCGTTGGTGTTGAGACGCTGAGCAAGTTTGGCGCCGCGGCAGAAGACAGCGGCAGCAGCATTGATGAAGTCGCCAAGGCGATGGGCAAGCTATCGAAGGGGATTGTTGATCCTGCATCGAAAGCCAATGAAGCCCTGAGATCGATTGGCGTCAGCTCAACGGATACGCAAGGCAAGATCCGCAGCGTTGACGCTGTGATGCTCGACATTGCCGACAAGTTCAGCATGCTGCCAGATGGTGCGCAGAAGACGGCGCTGGCCATGGAGATCTTTGGCAAATCAGGCGCCAACCTGATTCCGATGTTGAATGGCGGCCGCGAGGCCATGAGTCAATACTCAGCGACCATCACCACAGAGATGGCGCAAGCTGCTGACAAGTTCAACGACGCGATCAACATGATCATGCGTGAACTGGCAGGGCCATTGAATCAAGCGATCACGGCCGCTCTGCCATACATTGCGCAGCTTGCAGACCAGCTTGGTGCCGCATTGCCTGGTGCCATTGCGGCATTGGTGCCTGTGTTGACTGGATTCCTGGGAGTCTTGACGCAGATCGGCCAGTGGTTCGCCACGTTGACCCCACAACAACAGGGCTTTGTAGCTGGCGCCGCTGCGCTCTCAGTCGCCTTCATCGCGCTGGCGCCTGCGATCACCGCGATCATCACGGTGTTCACTGCGCTCGGCCCGCTGATTGCCGGCATTGCTGCTGCATTGGTTGGCATCCCGGCTTTGATTGCCGGATGGGCTGGTGCCATTGGCCCGCTAGTGGCTGGCCTTGGCACGTTGGGCCAGATCCTGATCGGTGTATTCACTGGCCCTGTGGGCTGGGTTGCGCTTGCTGTCGCTGCTGGCGTGGCGATCTACGCATTCCGCGATCAGATCGGTGCTGCATTTCAGGCGATTGGCAAGTTTCTGCAGGATGCTGCGCAGGGCTTCAAGACGGTGTTTATCGATCCAGTTGTTGCCGGCTTTCAATCTGTCGTTGAGTTCGTGAACGTGAGCTTTGTGCAGCCGATTAGCCAGGCCATTGGCGGGCTGGTTCAAGGCATCGCCAACACATTTAAGGCTGTAACCGATGCGATCACGGCGCCTTTCAAAGCCGCGTTCACTGCCGTGCGCGGCATCGTCAATCAAATCCTCAATGGCATTGGCAGTGCCATCGGCAGCGTTGTGAACGCGATCAATGGCGTGATTCGTGGCGCCAATTCTGCGCTGGCCAGGCTGCAGTTGCCACAGATCCCGCAGTTGCCTATGCCTTCAATCCCGCGCTTCGCCGATGGTGGCGTGGT